TCCAATTTGGCTTATAATGTCTTTGTATGATATCGCGACTTTCTCATCAGCAATGATGACATCATCCCCAAGAACCATATAAGAAATAAAAGGATATTTATATCCCGCACGCACTGAAGCTAAACGTACAATTACGTGGTGCAACAGTGCTATTAGGGCTCATGATCTGTAAAAACCTATACCTTGTCCTACTACATAAGTTAAGAATTTATTCTTTCCTTTTGTACGGACTTGGAAGGGTTCAGAGATCATGATATCTATTCAGGCCTCTCCGAGCTTATTTGAACCCTTCTTATCGAAAACTAACCTTAAAACTAAGGCTTGTAATACGATAGGAAGACGATCTGTAGCTTGGGAGAGATCTAAAGAGTATATAGATACCTTTTTATCCAAGAATATTTGTTTACCTACTTTAATAGATCGATTTTGATCAAAGGTGTAATCTTCCTTAATTCCCTTAAGAAGTCCCATCACAAGTTTGTGTAGGGGCTTTAAGGTTATTTGAGTTAGATAATCACCTAAGGCAATAATACGATTTTTACCAAGTCCATCTGGAAATGTTACAATTGATCGGTTTACACCTTTCAATGCAAAATTTCTAGGTTTTCGGAAAAATTTAATTATGTTACCCAAAAGGGTTTCAATATTAATTGATCCGAAAAGGAACTTGTTTAAAGTAGTCTTAATACGAATAAGCAATCTTTTCTGATCCGGTTTAAAACCGAGATCTAAAACTTTCGCATAGTGCTCAGGATTAAGTGAGATTACTCTTAAAATTAATCTTGAAGAGAACAAATGTAGTTTTTCAACTATACTTGGACTTTTCTTGATTAAATAGAGTATATCACGAAAATGAGACACTACTCCACGACCGGAAGGTCTGGATGGGAAAAAGGGTCCCCTTTCAAGGGTTCCCCAATTCACCGAAGGTAGTAGATCTTTAAGATCAGGAAAGTATTCTTCTTTCTTATATTTGGGTCTTCAAACCAAGCCTCTTGAAATAGAAGCTCAATTATCAATAATCTCTTTTCCGACAACAGCAACATTATGTTCTGTTTCTGACCTTAAAGGTGTAGTTACAGAATCAAAGTTGACTTTTGTAGGAATAGAGACATATCGATATCACCGAAGGAAACTTATAACTAATACCTTATCTGTCAGTAGGGTTTTATCCCAATACTGAAAGAGAGGTCTTAGATAGGAAGGAAGATGATCGACTTTGTTAAGTCGACGTCAACCAACCTTATGTCTAGGATAGACTGTCTCATTAGAAAGGAATTTACTCTTTATAATTTGATAGTCCTCCTTAACATTATTTGCTACCTGAGGTGTAGAGCCCTTTTTGAGTATGCTCTTGTATTTTGAAGAAAGTGTACGTATAATAGAAATTAGTTCTGGTCTAGATATTAAAGGAAATAAAAATTTCCTTAAAATATCTAGTTTGTCGAGAGCCTCCTTACGGATCGCGATTCCTGGGTTAACCTTTTGGGTTTTCCCTGTTTTGCGACTACGTAAGCCAAGTGCCTTGCTTTCCAGAACATTTCTATTCTGTGCCAGATGATGACCTTGACTCAAAGAGGCTTCGACGGATACTTTTCATTTTATTAAAATAAAGTGTCAAG